GCAGTGCCAGCAGGGCGCACATACACAACATCAACCTTCCAGGTGTAATCACCAAGGGGGAAGATAATAGCCGCGTTAGGCACATCGAGTCTAAAACCCGACGCACTACCAGGTTCTAAAACCTGAGAAGCACCAAGCACAGATCCATTACCGACAGCAGAAAGCTGCCAGTGGGCACCAAAAGTAGTACCACTCAAAGAAGGGATCTTAGGCTTATAGCAAGCAATCTGATAGGTTACCCACATCTCAGCAACTTTAGCACCTTCGGCAGGAGCGCCTTGGGTGCCAACATATATCTCTCCTAAATTGAACGTCCTAGCATCAGTGCCAAGGTAATCGTTGTCGAGAGCGATAAAGAGATGGGTTTCCGAGTCATTAACCCGAGCACACTCAATAGGCATGATCAGGGACTCAGAAGTTTTACAGGAACTACTATACTCAAGTTCGAGTAAAGCAACTTTGTTAGCAGGGGGGAGAGCGATGGGATTGTACTCCGCAGCCATCATCAAAGTACCGAGAGCTAAGTTCTGTGCGAACGTAGAAGCCTCAGATACAAGGTCAACAAGCATGCCCTGAACCTCATACTCTTGGAAACCGGCAGCAGCCAGTGATAACCAAGGGAAGAGGGAGGAGTTGCCGGGATTAAGGGGGAAACTCTGAAGCTTAAAAACAGACAAGCCAGATGTTCCATCGAAATCACCAGTAGTAATCTCACCAACATACTCACGGTGAGTAAAGACGGTTGCTTCGCCTTTCTTCGAGTTAACCACTCGGGGGGGGCCTCCAGGAGAATAGCGCACATTCTGCATACTAAGGAGGGAGTTGCTCTTAACATTGTAAGCACCAAGACCAAATACGGTATCGAGGATGGAACCAGCGGCCTTGCCGCCTTGACCACCAAGCCACGAACCGAGAGATTGGCCACTATCAGAAAAATATCCACCCCGCCCCGTAATAGTCACGGGCAGGCCGGCGTTCATTTGTCGACGCCGGGCATCGCGTTTAGCGCGAGCGTTAGGGGTAGTTTTCTTTTTGGGAGCAGCAACCACAACTACAGTTGGGTTTTGCTTCTGAGCGCGTTTGGTACGCTTACGAGCCTTTTGTTGGGAACTCATTTATAAATTCTTTTATACCACCTCCTACCAAAGAATCACTAAATGGATCAGACTCACGCCCTGTGAAGAAAGAGAAACAATCTTCATAAGAGGGTGGCCCAAGAGCAACAAAGGTTTGTATAGTGGGATCTTCAGAATCCAAAAGAGTCGAGAGGTACACTTCTAAAGCAGCACACATCAAGTCAAAAGTCTCGCGCTTGCCACCAAAAGACATAACGCAGAGAGAGTAGGCTTTACAGATACTCATAGATTCATTCTTCTTGTCAATCTCATAACAAAAAGAGGCTAGAATACGACCCTCATTATAACAGGGGATCCACCACCCATCACGAAACTCAAACTTAAAGCCGAGAAACTCCATATCGCGGAGGTCCCGGGAAGTTTTAAACGGATCAAGCTCCAAACCAAAAAGGCGGAAAATAGAGCGGTAGGTCGTTTCGAGATCAACGGGAGTTTCTGGAATAGAAGAAACATTGTCATCTCCGAAGAGGTCCTGCACGGCAGCCTCCAATAAGTCGGGAGACTCACCAAAGATCTCGAGAAGAACAAGACATGAAATAAAGTCGTGAGCAAGAATATTATCTGACGTAGTAGTGCCGGATCCAGAATTATTACCAAG